GGGTTAATGGTATGTGATGGGGACTGGGAACCTAGACAGCCTCAAGACTTTGTACATGGTGTAGCAGATAAGATAGCACCACCTTTTACTAGGGCAGAACAAGAAGACACTTTTCTTTTTGTATGTACTCCTATTACCACACAAGGTATAGCGGACTACGGCACAGCAGATTGTGCTAGGGCAGATATAGATAATGGCAATCGTCCTGTATGTACCCTAGAAGGGTCTGAAGCTATATCTTTTCAAGCTATTGCTGGATGTTCTATATCAGGTAAGACAGCTCCTAGTTTAAATAGTTTTTTAATAGGATAAAACAATGAGTTCTACTTACACTGTTTCTCGTGATCAGATTATTACTTTAGCACTTCGTAAGTTAGGTGTGCTTGAGATAGGTGATGTGCCTGATGTTGAGACTATCAACAATGCTGCTATGTCTTTAAATCTTTTGATCAAGCAATTAAGTACAGAAGGTTTAAAGCTGTGGAAAAACTCAGAGCTTATTATCCCTCTGATTACTAACCAGACTACTTACATCTTAGGTGGGTCTACATCTGCATTGATGTACGACTCTCTTAACCCTACTGTAGCTATTACTGATAGACCTCTAAAGGTTATCCAAGGGTTCTATCGAAACATTACTGTTACCCCTTACATTGATATACCTGTGATGGTTGTATCTAAACAAGAGTACAACGTTCTAGGTTCTAAGTTTTCTACTGGTACAGCTAACACTATCTTCTATGACACTAAGAAACTTAATGGTGTGTTGTATGTGTACCTAACACCTGATGTTAACGCTAGTACCAATATGGAACTTCATATTGTTGCTCAGCTTCCTCTAAATGATTTGTCTAGTGCTTTAGATATACCAGACTTTCCTAATGAATGGATGAACTGTTTGGTGTGGAACCTTGCTGATCAACTAGCTCTTGAGTATGGGGTTCCTATGAACTCTAGACAAGAGATTAGTATGCGTGCAGGTACTTATAAAACATTGTTAACTGATTGGGATGTAGAAGCCTCTAGTACGTTCTTTGCTCCAGACTTTAGGTCTACTGGTAACAGTGCTTACAGGGGTTAAGTATGGCTACAGAACGCATTCCTCTTACCCAACCTATTGAAAGTCGAGATGGTACTTTCAATAAGGATTCCTATTCTTCTAACTGTGTGTTTGAGTCTAGGGATCAAAAGAGAGAGTTTGTTAAAAGACCTGGACTTGTTTTTGTAAAGCAAGTAACACCTGTTACTCCTCCTGCTAGTACACCTAGTCAAGGACTAGCTAGTTTTAACAACAAGATTATTTCTGTTATTAATAACACAGTGTACCAAGTTGATCCATCTGGATACGCAGTTACTACTGTAGGTACAACGTCTGCTTCAACTAGTCAAAGTTATTTTGTTAGAACCTTTTTAGATGCGTATTTGTTTATGCACAACAAGGTTAACGGATACTTGTACAAAAAGTCTGACTCTTCTTTTAGTGCTATCACTAACGACAAGGTTGTAAGCATTAGTATTGACAATGAAGGTCTTAATTACAGTTCGGGAATTACCCTAAGTTTTTCTGGTGGTGGTGTTACTGCAACTGCTACTGTTGTTAACGGAAGTATTTCTACTGTAACTATAACTAACAATGGTAGTGGTTTATCTTCTGCACCTACTTGTACTGTTAATAAACCCAGTACTGTAACTCCTACTGCTACAGGTACTATAGCTTTGTTTACTATTGTTGTATCAAGTGCTACAGGTATTTATACGGGTATGTACGCTTCTGGTACAGGCATAGCTCCTAATGCTACAGTTACTAACATCAATGGAACTACTATTAGTTTAAGCATTGCAAACACTGCTGCTGTATCTGGGACTATTACCTTTGTTGATAATGGTTCTAGTGCTGTACTGACTCCTGTTCTTTGTGCATTCCCTGACGGGCCTTATGTATCTGGAGCAGTGTTTTTAGATAACTATGTGTTTATTGGTACAGCTAGTAATCGTATATACAACTCTAATGTTGGTGATCCAACATCTTGGAACCCTTTAAATTACCTTACCTTTGAACAGACTACAGATACCCTAGTAGGCATTGTTAAACACCTTAACTACTTAGTAGCTTTTGGTAAGACTAGTATGCAGCTTTACTATGACACTGGTACTGCTGTAGGTTCTCCTTTGACTGTAGCTCAAAGCTATACATCTGAAGTAGGTTGTGCCAATGGAGATAGCATAGTAGCTACTGATGGTACTGTCCTTTGGATAGGTACTAGTAAGACTCATGGTCGTTGTGTATACCTTATGGATGGTGTTGCTGCTGTTAAGATTTCTACAGACAACATAGACAAACATCTAGAAGCAGATGACATGAGCAAAGTAACTGCTTACTGCTATAAGTTTGGTGGGCATACTCTTTACATACTAACTCTTCACAACACTAATCAAACCCTAGTGTTTGATATAAACGAAAAGATGTGGTATCGCTGGACACAGTACGCAATAGCTTCTAGTGACCAACCTAACCCTGGTACTTATGTAGAGTCTTATTTCCGTCCTAGCTTTTATGCTGAAGTAAATACTGTTCCGTATGTGTTAGACGATGACACAGCAAACATATATTATTTTGATGTAAACACTTACCAAGATAATGGACAAGCTATATACTGTAGGACAGTCACAGACCTCTACGACAACGGGGTCACTAAACGTAAATTCTACGGTAGGCTAGAGATTATTGGTGATAAGGTGGCAGGTACTATGCAAGTACGCCACACAGGAAACGACTACAACTCTTGGTCTAACTACAGGTCTGTTGACCTCAATGCTTCTAGGTCACAGATATATCTAGGTGGTGCTGACCGCCGTAGAGCTTGGGAGTTTCTCTGTACTAGTAACGTACCCCTTCGTCTTGATGGTGCTGAAATAGACTACAGGATAGGCGAGATGGATCAAGAACAAAGTGTTGGTGGTGGACGCTATAGGAGATAACTGTGGAACAACTTATAGAAGCTATTAACTCTGTTGCTACTAAACCAGACTTTGATCTTAGTACTACAGATAGTAAACTAGCTTTAGCTAAAGCAATGTTGGGACATGAGCAAACTCCTAATTCAATCATCCATAGATTTGGTGGTGGGTTGTATATTAGAGAAGCTTACTATCCAAAAGACACTTTAATTGTTGGTCAAGAGCATCTTTCTGAACACATGAATGTACTTCTTAAAGGAAGCATTAATGTTATTGACGGAGATGGTTCTATACAAACACTTACTGCTCCATATATGTTTGTGGCTAAAGCTGGTAGCAAAGTTGGTTACACACTAGAGGATGTTGTGTGGCAAAATATCTATGTTACTAGTAGCACAGATGTTGAATATTTAGAGTCTGTGCTATTTAAGTCTCCTGATATTTTTAAACAACATCAGCAAGACAAACTAACTCTAGATAGTTTTAAGCACGAAGAAGATCGACAAGACTTTTTAAACATGGTTAAAGAGTCTGGTTGGACTCTTGAAGACATAGAGTTAGCATCTAAGCATAGAGAAGACTGCATTCCTTTTCCAGATGGAAGCTATAGCATTTGTTCTGGTAACTCTCCTATAGAAGGTAAAGGAATGTTTTCTACTGCTGTGATTAAACAACATAGCATTATTGCACCTATGAGACTAGGTGGTTGTAGGACTCCTGCTGGATACCTTATCAATCACTCTAAAAATCCTAACGCAATAGTTTTTAAAAATGATCTGGGTGATATGTTCTTAGTAGCATTGCGGGACATAGGTGGTATGGCTGGTGGTAGTCTAGGTGAAGAAATAACTTTGGACTATAAACAAGTCATGCGATTAAATAATCTTTGGAAAGGGACTAACAAATGTCTGCTGGAATTTCATTAACTACACTAGCTTCTGTTGTAGGCATTGCTGGTGGTGTTAAATCTATAATGGGCAGTAGCAGCAGTGCTGGTGCTCAAGCCCAACAAGCTGCTGATCCTTTTTCACAATACCGTGGTCAACTAGGATCAATGTATGCTGGTGCTTTACAACCAGGTGCTCCTAGTAACATTCAAAATATGCCGGGGTACACACAGTTTAATACTGGTGTAATGCAGCCAGCTATGCAAGCTTCTCAAAGGGCTGCTGCTGCTTCTGGACAACTGTACTCAGGTGGTGAACAACAAGCACTTCAAAAGGTTGGACAACAAGGCTACTATGGCTTTATGACTGACTATATGAACCGTCTTGCACAAGGTAGTGGTGCTGTTAATAATCCTGCTCAAGCTGCTAGTTTGGGACTTAACGCACAAAACCAATCTGACCAAGCTTTTATGCAGGGTATGGGTGGTATTGCACAAGGTCTTAGGGGATTTTCTTCTAGTGGGTCTGCTAACTATAACGCTTATAACCCCAATTGGGTACAACAAGCATCTGAAAATATGCCTAGTACTTACGC